ACGAATTATCATCTTTGGTTGGGCATTAAGATAAAAAAAGGGGCTGGCATCACGCCAACCCCTTGTTTGCTATTAACTTTTAGATGTCGCGTTAGCGATACCTTAGTTAAGACGCTTTTTCTCGACGCCATTGATACATAAGCACTTTATTTATAAAACAGTTAGTTAGGCCTATATCTGGTGCAACCAAATGCGGCCGCGTTCATGCTGGGTAGTCAGTTTGTGGACACCAAACTGGCCAGAGGGTTAAGCGCTGCTGCTTCTTCTAAATGGTCAGGAGCAAAGTGAGCATACTTCATGGTTTCACGGATATTCGCGTGACCGAGTATCCTTTGCAGCACCAGAATATTTCCCCCATTCATCATAAAGTGACTGGCGAACGTGTGGCGCAGTACGTGGGTTTTCTGACCCTCTATAAGCTGAATCGTTGTGGTAGCCAGCATCTTCTTGAAGTCCTGATAGCATGGCTTAAACATCCTGCCCTGTCGTTCCTTCAGCTCATCATAAAGCCACTGAGGGATCGGAACCGTTCTGTTTTTCCCGCCTTTAGTTTTAAAGAATGACAGCTTGTTAGGTGAGAGCTGAGAGCGAGCCAAGGTTTCAGCTTCAGTCCAGCGCGCGCCGGTAGCCAGGCAAACTTTGCATATCATAGTTAAATCAGGCTTGCCGTAGCGCTCGCAACCGTCCAGAAGCTCGGTGATCTGCCTCAAGGTCAGCCAGGACATTTCCTTTTCATCTTCCCGAAACGTTCTGACACCATCGAGGGGATTGGGCAAATTCCATTCCCCAAGCCGCTTTAGTTCATTGAATACCGCCGACAGATAGTTTTGCTCTCTGTTGACCGTGATAGGTTTTACTTTCCACTTAGATTCATCATCGTGATAGCCGTTAGAAATTTTACCCTTTAAGCGCTGATCGCGGTAATGCGCCCAATCTTTCGCGGTGAGCTGAGAAGCTATCGGATCTCCTAAGCCCTTGCATACGATTTCCAGCTTAGCTTTGCGAGATTTAACCGCTTTAAGTGATTGCCCGTGGAGAGAGTCCCAAAGCTCTATAAGCTCGCTAAGCTTACGGCGATCCTCTTTTTCTTTAATCCACGGCTTGCTTTCTGCCTCAGCGCGAGTGTAATCCTCAAAAGCTACCGCCTCCCCTTTAGTTACAAAGGTTTTACGAATGCGACGACTGCCACGACCATCTAAATAAAAGTCGGCCAGCCATTCTCCATTAGGTAGCTTCTTTATTGACATCTATTTGCCTGCCAAAGTTTTGCGATAATTACTGATGCTGTTTGCAGCGATAGCAATACATACCAGCAAGAAAACATATGAAATCCAGATTGGGGCTAGAAAGCTGAACAGCATAATGGTTCCAAGAACGGCTCCACAAAGGCATAGGAAAAAGAAAGCTTTGAAACCTTTTGTATGTTCGACCTTAGAATTATAATGCGCAGCCAAACAGCCACATAAAGTTGCTAACGGAAATAAAAACAAATAAACCATACAGCACCTATATAGATTTTTTTATGGTGAGCACAACGATGCCAATCGGTGTTACGTCGCTCGCAGAACATTCGAATGATGAAATATCACTAGATACTTTAATACGGTTTCCGGGCAATCTTGATACGGTATAAATATCTTTATTTCCATCAATATCAAGCAACCAGTCACCATTACCAATTGTTTTAACGTCCTCTTCAATTAGATAGGAAGAGGTGCCTTTTTCAAGATAAAACGGTTTAATTAACTTAAGTCCGAAAAGGCTAACATCCAAATTAACAAAGCCCAATTCATCAAGCACACCACCCGACAGCCTTCTTTTTGGAAGCGAGAACTCATTTGAATCAGGAGTATTTTGATTTTTTTTCGAGTTATCGTCTAAGCCGGTAGCAAGCCAAGAAAGTGAAACGCCCGTATCAAGAGCGCAAGTAATTACCACATCACCAGGAAAGTATTCTCTGCGCACCCAAGCGCTCATGGTTGCGGACGGTATATCTAGCAGCTCACCAAGTTGCTTTTGCATTGTGAAGCCATAAGCATGCAAAACGCGCTGAAGTACAGTCTTTCCTCCACTTGCCAGCATATGTTCGTGAAGCTTCTTACCTGATAAGCGTGGGTGCCTCTCACCATCTGAACTTACATTTGCAAGCTCACCTTCCATCAACCATCTAAGGTCAGCCCCTGTATCCAAAGAGCACTGGATGATGTAATCGCCCGGAAGGCTTTGCCGAGACACCCAATTTTGGATTGTAGGTAAAGGAATTCTCAAGAGTTCGGCCAGCTCAGGGCGTGAGCTAACGCCATAAGATCTAAGGATTCTTTCTAGTATAGCCTTCGTATCTTTGTTGGAATCGCTCATAAGCCCTTCAAATTATCCTTTATGATCACTTTACACATATCCATTTGGATAATATTATCCATTTCGTTAGTTTGACTGCACGCCAATGCACCAGAATCACTACAACCGGAGATAATCTCTTATGACTCCTCAGATTACAATACCAAGCGGCCCCGATCTGATGACCTATGAACAGTTTGCGCAGGCCTATGGTTACAGCCTTCGCACCGTAAAACAGATGGTTGCAGATGGCGATCTCCTTGTTATGCCACGCAAAAAAGATGGTGGCGCTGCCCGAATCAACATGGTTGCCTTCCGCGCGCGTTTGCTCGCTCAAGGTGTCAATTGCAGATACGTTGCTGCGTAACAACTTAATTATTTAAGTTGAGCAAAGGAATGACCATGTTTGATTTTAAGACTTCCACCCATAACGAATATGACGACGCTTGCCGCAAGTTTGCGCTCACGCACAACATGACGGAGCTGGCGCAGCGGGCAGGTATGAAAGTGCAGACCCTGCGCAACAAGCTGAACCCGGATCAGGTTCATCAGCTGACCGTTCCTGAAGTGCTGTTGCTTACTGATCTGACCGAAGACGCCACGCTGATGGACGGCATGCTGGCGCAGCTGCAATGTCTGCCGTGCGTGCCAGTTAACGAGCTGGCAAAAGAGAAGTTTCCGACGTACGTGCTGAAGGCGACCGCCGAAGTCGGGCATATGGCCGCTAACGCCGCGAACCCGGAGCGTATTACGGCAACCTGCCGCCGCGGCATTCTGGAAGCTGCCAATACCGGGATCCGCTGCATGATGCTGGCCGCGCTGGCCGTGCAGAACCGCGTTCACTCTAACCCTACTTTAGCCTCAACCGTTGACGCTATCAGCGGGCTGGGTGCTTCGATTGGCATCAGCTGAGGGCGCACGATGATTTCATTTGCGGCACGCCTCAAGCGTCAGAGTCCGTCAATGTCATACGGGCATGGCTGGATTATGGGCGAGAACGGCAAGCGCTGGCATCCGGTACTGAGCCAGCAGGTACAGGTAAAAGAGCAAAGAGGTAAAGCATGGCTATCGAGGGCGATTCAATGCTGGTCGAGCTTTCTGCCAGCCAACGGGTTTCGGCGCTGAATCACGTTGCCTTAATCCGCGCGCAGCTGATGGGCGGCAACTGTGAAAAAGATATGACCCGTTTTTTCTCTGAAATGCGCGATGTGACAGACAGTAATTATCAGGACAACAAGCGCGCACTGAGCGCGATTCTCTTCCTGGCAAACATCGGTAAAGACAGGCACGAGGCTGAATTTAGTGAACTGACTACTGATGAAAGAGCGGCGCTTATTCGTGCAATGAATCATCTAAAAGCAGTCGTGAGTTTATTTCCGAAGCGAATGGCTCTGCCTAATTAAATAACCCCAAGCAAATAAATGGCGTAAACCCGCCGGGCATTCTTTTGCCCAAATTCTGGAGAAAGTGAAATGCGAAATATCGAGAAATTTAATTTTGACGCTGATACCGAGGCGCTGGCTGCAGTCATCACCAAGGCGCGCCTTGAAGAGCGCAAAGACCGCGCGCTGGCTGTGTCAGAGCGCCTTGTTGAGCTGGCCGTGCATGTACATCAGCAGGGGCTTTCTGCTGTCGAGGCTGCCGACCTGATCCGCCGCGAGGCAGAGCGTTATCAGAGCGAATCGCAGGAGCTGCACTAATGGCCGACTCTATCGACATGGCGCAGCAGCGCGCCGATGAGCTGCTGGCGCGCAACATCGCCAGCGTGGTTAACCGCCCGGTCAGCGTGGCGGCTTCATTCTGTGAAGACTGCGACGCGCCGATCCCGGAACAGCGCCGCCGCGCCGTGCGTGGCGTGACTCGCTGCGTCAGCTGTCAGGACATGGCCGAACGGTACGCGAAAGTTTCAAAAGGCGGTGCGGTATGAGCGCGATCCTGAAATGGGCGGGCAGCAAGACCCGCGTAATGCCGGAGCTGCTGGCACACCTGCCAGCAGGCGATCGCCTGGTCGAACCCTTCGCCGGTTCCTGCGCGGTGATGATGAACACCGATTACCCTTCCTATCTGGTTGCGGATATTAACCCCGACCTGATCAACCTGTACCGCCAGATAAAGGAGCACGCCCGCCCCTTTATCGTTGTTGCGGCCAGCCTGTTCAATCAGAACACCACAGGCGAAAGTTATTATTCTGTCCGTGAGACGTTCAACCATAACCCCGCGCTACCCCTGCTGGAGCGCGCCGCGCACTTCCTGTATCTGAACCGCCACGGCTATCGCGGCCTGTGCCGTTACAACCGTAGCGGTGAATTTAATATCCCTTTTGGTCACTACAAAAAACCCTATTTTCCACTGGCTGAGATTGAAGCATTCGCGGAGAAGGCGCAGCGCGCGACGTTTATCTGCGCTGACTTCCGCGAGACGCTGCCACTCGCTAAAGCCGGGGATGTGGTGTACTGCGATCCGCCGTATGACGGGACGTTTTCGGACTATCACTCGGCGGGCTTTGACAAGGATGAGCATCACGATCTTGTCAGCATGTTGCTCGGCGTCTCGGAGCGCTGTCCGGTTGTCGTTTCAAACAGCGATACCTTCTACACCCGCAGCATCCTGCGCGATTTCGACATTACAAAAATCAGCGTAGCCCGCTCTGTCGGCGTTGCCGCCGGTGAGGGCAAGCGCGCCTCGGAAATCATCGCCGTGCGCCGCCCCGAGCCCGTGCCGGTTGTTACTGGTTTTGATCTGGCTGCAGGGGCGGACCACTCCGCAATAATGGAGGTGCAGCCATGATTGATTCTCGCTGCTTTGTGCCCGGTGTCATGAACCTTGTTACCGTTTCAGGCGGTAAGGACAGCCTGGCTGACTGGCTGCTCGCTATTGAATCTGGCGTTGAGTTTCAGGCTGCGCATGCTGATACGGGGCACGAGCACCCTGAAACCGTCGAGTACCTCAATTATCTTGAGTCCAGGCTCGGCCCGCTGCGTCGGATCAGGGCTGATTTCACCCAGCGTATCGTGGACAAAAGGAGCTTTGTAAAAGACAAGTGGCCGACTTCTCTGGTCAGGGATTTGGGGTTCACTGAAACTGAAGCCGCTTCAATTGTCCGTCGCGCCCTGAATGCTCTGAAGCCTACCGGCATTCCTTTCCTTGATATGTGCATCTGGAAAGGCACATTCCCTTCAACGCAGCGCAAATTCTGCTCTTTCGAGCTGAAACAGATCCCGATGCAGGAGCAGGTGGTAGACAGGCTGGTTGCAGAGGGTAAGCGCGTCATTACGTGGCAGGGAGTTCGTGCGCAGGAATCCGCGAGCCGCGCAGCGCTGGCTGAATGGGAAGAAGGCTTTGACCTCGGGCCGGGCCTGTCGATTTACCGGCCGATCCTCAACTGGACGCATGATGATGTCTTTGCACTGGCAAAACGTCACGGGATCAAACCCAATCCGCTTTATCAGCAGGGCTGTAGCCGGGTTGGTTGCATGCCATGCGTAAACGTAAACAAAGCCGAACTGGCGGAAATTTTTACCCGCTGGCCTGAGGAAATCAGCCGCGTTGCGGAGTGGGAACGGATTGTTGCCCAGTGCTCGCGCCGTGGTAACGCTGCGTTTTTCCATTCAGGCATGGATCCGGTTAAAGCAGAAACAAACGGCAGAAAGGTCACTCTCGCCTCGCACGGCATTGAAACCTACCGGGACTGGGCACTCACTACGCGCGGCGGTCGGCAGTTCGACATGCTGGCAGCGATGGACAACAAGTCCGTTTGCAGCAGCGTGTATCTGGGGGTTTGCGAGTGATTCAGGAATACGCTTACCCGTGGAACGCTCCACGGGAAGCCATCGCCAGTCCGTATCCCACCTATGAGGAAATGCACAGCCGCAGTCAGATGATTGCGGCTTTGGCGCGTGCGCAGGAGTTACTGGAGAAGCAGCCGACGCTGATCCAGCTCGACGTCAGGCGCCGCGTAAGCGAGCTTGAAAAGACCCAGGGCATTGCCCGTGCCAATGCGTACTTAGCAAAAACCTTTGTTGAGCGCACATTGCCACGCGTCGAATGCGTCAGTGAGCAGTACCGCCTCGGAGAAATGAACAGCGGCACGTTTAACCTGCTGGCAGGCAACGCCACTCAACAGGCTGGCGCGGCCAGCGCGGCCGGTACGCTGTGGGAGCTGATGCGCCGCTTTAACCGCCTGCCCGACATGGCGCGCGCCGACGTCGATCTGCTGGCTGGTGACGTGGCTAATTTCATCCTCGCCGAGCTGGTACAGGCGCATGCGCAGGCCAGCGACGAGTCGGATTACAAATACACGCACCGCGTTTACATGACCGCCGCCGCCATCACCCGCGAGCTGAGCCAGACGCCGCCGCTGTGGGAAAAGGTCACGTCCCGCCTGTTCGACCCGGAGGAAGTGACCCCGGCGATCATGCGCATGCAGACCGAAAAGTGGTGGAAAGGCCGCCTGCGCCGCGTCGTCGCGTCATGGCGCGAGCACCTGCAGATTGCCCTGGCTAACGTCAGCAAAAAACATACCCCCTACGCCAGCAGCATGACCGTCTCAGAGTGGCGCGAGCAGAAGCGCCGCACCCGTGAGTTTCTGAAAGGCATGGAGCTGGAAGACGAGGAAGGCAACCGTATCAGCCTGATTGAAAAGTACGACGGCAGCGTGGCCAATCCGGCGATCCGCCGCTGCGAGCTGATGACCCGCATTCGCGGCTTCGAAAACATCTGCAACGAAATGGGCTTCATCGGCGAGTTCTACACGCTGACCGCCCCGGCGCGCTATCACGCCACAATCAAAACCGGCCATCGCAACCGCAAATGGAACGGCGCCAGCCCGGCCGACACCCAGCGCTATCTCTGCGGCGTCTGGCAAAAAGTCCGCGCCAAACTGCACCGCGAGGAAATCCGCATCTTCGGGATCCGCGTTGCCGAGCCCCATCACGACGCGACCCCGCACTGGCACATGCTGATGTTTATGCGTCCTGAGCAGGTTGAACGCGTGCGCGAGATTATGCGCGACTACGCCGGGCGGGAGGACAGCGACGAGCTGACGACCGACAAGGCCCGCAAGGCCCGCTTTCACGCCGAGGCTATCGATCCGGAGAAAGGCAGCGCGACGGGCTACGTCGCAAAGTACATTTCCAAAAACATTGACGGCTACGCGCTGGACGGCGAGACGGACGACGAAAGCGGCAAAGACCTGAAGGAAAGCGCCTCGGCCGTTTCCGCCTGGGCGGCCCGCTGGCACATCCGGCAATTCCAGTTTGTGGGCGGCGCGCCGGTGACGGTTTACCGCGAGCTGCGCCGCATGGCAGACAGCGAAACCGCGCACGGCCTCAGCGTCGAGTTTGCGGCCGCGCATGATGCCGCCGATGCGGGAGACTGGGCAGGATACGTTAACGCACAGGGCGGGCCGTTCGTGCGTCGTGACGAGCTGGCCGTGCGCACCTGGTATCAGGCCAGCGAAAACGTGAACGAGTACGGCGAGGAAACCGTGCGCATAAAGGGCGTTTACGCAACGGAAGTCGGCGAAGACACCCCGATCCTCACCCGTCTGGCGCAGTGGAAGATTGTCCCGAAACGTGCCGTTGATTTGGGTTTTGAATTTAAGGACGCGTCCGCGTCCTCTCGGAGTTCTGTCAATAACTGTACGGGGGGTTTGAGATCTGAGGATACAAACCCGCCGGAAAGTTTCGACAATATCGACCTGGACGGCATGAGCAGACGAGAAAGACGGCAGCTGCTGAGCCGGATCAGGGCGCAGGAGCCAGAAAAAAGACATCGGCAGCTAAGGCGGTCGGACAAAATCGAGGCCGCATGCGACAACGTGATAGGCCAGGTGAAGGAATTATGCGGTGAAACCATCAGCCGCGGTCTGGCCGTGCGCCTGATTGGCGGCACGCAGACCAAGATCGCCGGCCGCCTGTTCCGCAGCTCGGCTTATGGCGAACTGTTCCGCCCAATAATGGAGCCAAAAAAGCCAAGCGCATTAGAACGCTTCAACCGTCTGGCGCAGATTTCACGAGCAAAAAACAATCAATAATGCGCTAAATTTAATGATTAGCGGGCTACTGATAGTCTGAATATTATGTGTTGAGCTCATCCGTGCATAGCGTGAGCAGAAAAGGAAAGTTGTTGCGTATCAGCCAGATAAAAAAAGGATCTGGCTCAGACATTTTTCTTTCTCTACTTATAAATGCTGTGATACTGTATAAATACACAGTAAAATTTGGGGAGGGAAAATGACGGCTCAGGAATCAAGCCAGATGCATAAAAAAATGGCGTGCATGCAGTTTATTGCGGAGGTTTCGCTGATTGCTAACTGCAAGCCGTCTGACCTGAAACTGGCACTCACTATTATTGCCGAATTGGCAAACTCAGAAACTCGTCAGGATGCTGATGAGGAGATCTTCTACGCTGCTGAATAAGGAGATTGTGATGCGAATTGAAATCATGCTCGATAAAAACCATAAAATAAGCCAGCCGGTCCTTGATGCTTTCCATGCCGAAGTAAACAGACGCGTAGTTGCTCTGTTTCCTGATGCTGTGGTGCGAGTTCGTCAGGGTAGCCACACCAGAATAGAAATGCCCGGCCTCAAAATTGATGAGGACAGGCGACGAGTGAATGATCTGCTCCAGAACGTCTGGGAAGATGACAGCTGGCTGCACTGATAACCGTGCAGACGTCAAAAGCTCGATTTTGACGGCAGCAGGGTTGAACAACGAGCGCGCGAGGCGTTAGGTTATGGGTGGACGCGACTCTGCATTTCAAATTGTTTACCGTGGTGAAGCCCTCCCCTATTTCCGTCCCGGTGGATGGGTTATGTTTCAACGGTCGCGCGAGTCCGGCGGCGGTTTCTGGCTGGGGCAGACTTTCGAAAATGCGTTTATCTTTGGCCGGCCGTTTCCCCTGACTTATCGGGAGGCTCTTCTGCTTGTGATGGATTTCACCAGGCGCAGAGCTGAAACGCCAGAGTCAGAATCTGATGACCAGTTGCCCCTGTTTTGAAGTTGCTCGGCAGTGCATGACTATGCCGCATGAATTCGCATGATCCCGAAAGGATCGTTTATGCCCCGGCCCGCCAGTAGTGGCGGGCTTTTGCTTAAGTCATGCACCTGCATGAAAACCACTACATAAAGCGGGCAGGCGTGGCGGGGGTACGAGCGCGCGCAAGAGCTTTTAAAACACAAAATTTTGTTGTAAATTCGTAAGAAAATTTTACGGATTAATCCTATGTTAAAATACTGGCTTGCCTGGGGAAGTTTGTTTGCACTACTCATGGTTTTCATGGGGTCTATACCCTTTTCACCATTTGAAAAATGGTGGTTTACTGCGAACTTTATGTCCAATGTCGGAATCATAAAGGCATTTTTATCGGTTCTAATTTTATGCTTGGTTGCTTACTTGTTAATCATTGGTGCTGCTTATAAACGTTACTCATTCAGAATTGAGCAATTAAATTTTGGAGGAGTAAATGTTCTTTTTGATAACTCTGACATTCTGTTCAAAAAAACAATTAAGAATTACCTTGATACCAAGAGGAGCTTATTCAAGTTAGATGCTCATCATGATGCATTTGATGAAGTGCTTAACTCATATTTTGAATGCTATAATTTCATTAGGACCGAAATAAGAATCCTAAATTTGAAAAGGCAACGAGATAGAGAGCTATACAATATTGCAAATGAAGCTTTGAAGGTGCTGAATATTTTTCTGACTGAACATCAAAATAACTACAGGCGCTGGCATAAATATGTGTCAGAGAAGGACAGTGTTCTTACTCAGGATAAAAATAATAATGGGGATTTCATTTCATTGCCCTACCACTTAACCCCTATAGGCACAGTGCAAATCCATTATTATCATTTTAATAAAATATTAGATGGATTCTCTGATGTGAATAAATTTTTTAGTGGTGAATTTTCTACTAAATTTAACGTTAACTTAAAGAAATGGAGTTAGTAATGCATAAAACTTTTTTGAGCTACCATCACGCAAATGAACAAGATTTAAAAGATGAACTAATAGAAAAGTTTGGGGGTGCTAATTTCATAGATAAATCCGTTAGTGATGGGGATATAAGTACGACAATAAGCGAAGAGTCCATTATGAGAAAGATTCGCGAAGACTATCTAGCTGATACGACGGTCACTATAGTGTTAATTGGGAGTGAAACGAAAAATAGGCCGTTTGTTAATTCTGAAATACAAGCTTCGCTTTGGGGTGACAACTATAATGGATTGATTGGTGTCATTAGAGACGAAATTTATGATTATGTTTTTACTCCAGCAACATGTGCAGATGGAGGTTGTGGGTGTGGGCTCAACCTTAGAAAGGTCGGGTGGGGATATGACTATTACTTGCCTTATTTAATAAAAGAAAATCATGTTTACCAAACAACGGTCCCGCATTACAACGATACGGATGTTTTTTGCTCACTAGTAAAATACTCTGATTTTATAAAAAACCCAGAATTTTACATAGATCAGGCTTTTGACAAAAGAAAAGCCATGGAACCTGCAGCTAAAAGAAACACTGCAGATGTTCCTGCAATCCGCGCAAAATCATTGTTTAGTTGGTAAATGTATTGGAGCATATAAATTATGCTCCTATCCTTATATTATTCAGACTCTAATTCATAACGACTAAATTTTACTACCTCTTCTCCAAGCCAAACGTTAAGTTCTTCAAAACGCTTTTGCAATGGCATGAGTTCATTGCGCACAAACACCTTGCTGGCCTTTTCAATATCACCAAATCCGCCGGTGTTGTTCGGGATGATCCCCATTAGCTGGGGCGGCACGCGGTGAACGGCCAGCATGTCGTCGCGGCTCACGTTCTTGATGTTCAGAAACTCATCCTTTGCCGCCACCTCTGACAGCGGGATGATCTGGATGCCGTCCTTTTTCCCGTTCGGGCTGTACATAAACAGGTTGCGGAAGTTGCCAGGGCCCTTTGCGCTTTTCATGGCACCGCGGATATTGTCCACGTCCTGCTGGCTCTGCGCCGGGTCGGTCATGTACATGATGAAACCCGCATGACTGCCGTTAAGGTAATACTTGCGACGGAACAGCGTAGCCGACTCATTCAGCAGCGCCGACGGGATAGCCGACAGGTAGCCCGGCAGGCCGTAAATCTCCTGATTGATGTCCGGCTCCATCAGGTGAAACACACTGCCCTTCGCAAACTCATACGGCTCCGTGTTAATGCCATAGTGCGCATACCAGTACGTGTCTAAATCGAGGCCGCGCCGGGTGAACTTCGCCAGCGATGGCTCCAGCTTCAGCGCGTTACCGAGGCGGCTGGTCCGCTTCTCAAGATAGGCATTGCCAAAAATCAGGTAATCCAGCGCAAAGCGGCTGAACGCCTGCTGACTCAGCAGGCGGTGCGGGATAAAGGTACTCGCCAGAATATTGCACTTTACGCTGATGGGTGAGCTGTGATGCACAGCGGCGCGGAACGTGCGCGCCAGCCCGTCAACGCTTACGGGCGGTTCATACCAGCGATCATTGATAACGCACTCCACGTAGTCCAGCAGTTCGCGGCGGTCCAGCACCGGGATCGGGTCGCCAAAGGTAAACGCCTCCGACGCTGCCCCGCTGGTCATGTTATCCGGCTGCGGCACGGGCTGCGTGCGGGTGCGGTTCCTGCGTTTGCTCATCAGTAAATCTCCACAATGTT